CCACAGTAACAAGACCAGCCCCCTTTATAGAAGAATTAGGAACAGAGTTAGGTAGACAAATTACAGCTCAACAAGGAATACCTTTAGTAGCTCAAACTGTTGCTGGATTAGGAACTGGACCAACACAAAGAACTGGTGAAACAGACGAACAATTTAAATTAAGACAAGATTTATTTGGTAGAAGACAACAAGCAGCTCAAATGTTTGAAGATCGTCAGACATCTATTGGAGCGTTAGCGCCACAAGTAGCAGGTCAAGATGCTTTACAACAAAGAGCGCAATCGATAGCAGAAGCACAAGCAGGGCAAACAGGTCTTGCAGGTTTTCAACCATTTTTACAAACAGCACAAACACAAGCAGGATTAGCTTCTGGACTAGGAACAATAGCTCTTGGAGGTTTAGGGACTGCTGGACAAGAACTAACTCAAGCTGGAACTGGTTTAGGAACAGCTGGAGCAACACTAGGTGGTGTTCCTTTAGGTGCTCCAACAGCAGCACAAACACAGCAGTTTATGTCTCCGTATCAACAACAAGTTATTGATGCAACGTTAACAGAATTTGATCGTAACAGAGCTATACAAGAACAAAGTATAAGAGATCAGCAGGCAGCTTTGGGTGCGCTCGGCAGTGGTCGAGCGGGAGTGCAACTCGCAGAGTTTGGCACAGGGGCTGCGAGAGAACGTGCATTATTACAAGCCGGTCTCTTGCAACAAGGTTTTGGACAAGCACAAGCTTTAAGGCAACAAGATATTGCTAATAGATTTGGTCTTGGACAGGCACAAGCAGGACTTGCTGGACAACAAGCATCACTCGCTGGTCAAAGAGCAGGATTAGCAGGAGCAGCACAAAATTTAGGACAATTTAGATCAGGATTAGCTGGACAACAAGCAGCTCTTGGAACACAAACTGCAGGTATTGCAGGAGCAAATGTAGCACGTTTAGGTTCATTGGGCGCACTGAACCAGGCGCAAGCACAAGCACAACTTGATGCACAAAGAGAAGCGGCAAGACAATCAGCGTTCCAACCACAAGAACAATTAGATAGATTTGCAGGTCAGGTTCAAGGTTTAATTGGTGGATATCCTGGTGCAACACAATCAACAAATATACCTAATCCTACACCATTACAAACAGCTTTAGGTGTTGGTACAACACTTGCAGGAATATATGGAGCTATAAGCAATCCAAGTAAATTAAGTGTAACTTTATAATGAATAGAATATTAAATAGACCAATGTTTAGAATGGGTGGTTCGTCAGGAACTGGTATCACATCGGGACTAGATCAACAACCAAGAAAACCTTTACAACAAGGTAGCATGCCAAACTTTCAGTTTGGTGGAGTGCCAGGTTTTTTAACTAGCTTTGGTTTAAATTTATTAGGAACACCACCAAGAGGTAATATATTTCAAACAGCTGCAACAGCTGCAAGAGATCCATTTAATAGATTACAAGAGTTTCAAACAAGAAGAGCGTTAACACAAGCTGAAAGAGACTTTGAAGAAAAAAAATTACAAGAACAAAGAGAGTTTAAAGAAGGGCAACAAAAAGATTTAATAGCTGCTCAACAAAAAATGTCGGAAGCAGAAATAGAAGCAAAAGCTGCGGAAACAGATAAATTAATTACATCAAGAGAAAATATAGCTCAAATGAAATTAAATGAAGATAAAGGTATAACCGTTGAAGAGTTAGCATCAGTGTATCTACCCGACTACGATGGTGATTTAAACAAAGCTACAAATAAAGCTAAATTCTTTTTAGAAGTAAGACCTGAACTAGTAGCACAGGTTGGTGGCACTCAAATAGGTGGTATTATAGAAACAGATTTAACAGATGCAAATGCTGCAAAAAGATTTATTAACCAAAACAAAAATAAAGTAGGCAAAGTATTCTTTGATATTAATTCAGGTCAAACTTTTGTATTAAAAAAAGATCCAAACAACAATCTTGGTTTTATACCTTTTGAACCAGGAACAACAAAACCTGGACAAACAATAGAAACAGATGGTGATAAAATACTTGATGCTAATAATCAAAAAGAAATTACAGAAGCAGAAAAAGAACGAATAAGAAAATCTTATGGATTCTATCTTCCAGAGGTTATTGATAAAATACAAGACTCAAGTAAAAATAAAGGCTTTGATATTATGAGTGACTCTGATTTTGATGCGCAGTTCTACAACCAATAGGAGTAGACCTTGACTAAATTTGTACCTCTCTTACCTGCAGAACAAAACAACGATACTAGTTGGTATACATCAATTGGTGCAGGTCTTGCATCTGGTTTATTAAAAACTGTAGAAGGAGTTACCTCTCTTGGAGCGGAACTCATTGATCTTGGAGCAGATTCTAATACAGCGGGTGAAGTAGAAAAATTTTTTGATACTATAAATATATTTGAAGACGCGGCTCAAGACAGAGTTATAGGTAGACTTGTAGAAACATTTACACAGATAGGTATACCAGGTGGAGCAGGTTTTAAAGTTGCAACTAAATTAGCAGACAAAGCTATTAAAGCAAAGAAAGCAGGAAACTATGCTAATTTTAAATCTAAAAATGTTATGAAAGGCATGGAACAAGCAAAAAAATTAAATGATAGAATACCAGATAAAACAAAAAGATTTGCTGCAGGAGTTTTTGGTGGTGCTGCGGGAGAAACATTAGTTGCAGACGTAGAAGAGATTGGAACTTTTGGAGATTTTTTTGACGGGCCAACGTCGTTAGATACTTTAGAATTAGAGGGCAGAGATGATGCTAGTAGAAAAATATTAAACAGATTAAAGTTTGGGGCAGAGTCTATATTTATAACACCGTTTGTTTATGGTGTTGGTGCTGGTGGTAAAGCTCTTGCAAAAAGAGGAAAAGATTTAGCGTATAGTAATAGTTCTTTTGAAAGATGGGTAGATAGGTATATTGGATCTCCTTTTAGACCTAGAGGTGATTTACCACAAGAAGTTTTTGAATCTGAAATGGCAAAGGCTGGACTAAAAGCTAGAGATACTTTTAGAGCAAGAGAAATAGTAGAAAACATAACAAAAGAGGTAGATAAATTATATCCTAGAACAGGTAAATTTTTTGACACCTCAACAAACAAAGAACAAGTTGCGTTTTATAAAAAATTAAATGACGTATTATTTGAAGGAGATTTAAGCAAAGAGTTAAATCCAAAAGCAGTAGATGATCTTGTTGATTTTTTAAAAACAAAAAAATTAGGCGAAGAAAATATACAAAACATAGTTTTAAATTTAAATAATGCTAGGGGTGAGTTTACTAATTTAATTAAAATACTAGAAAGAAACGCAGAAGGTAAAATTAAAACTGGCGCAAAAGATTTACAACAAATTATGAAAGATAGAATAGAGGGTTGGTTAGGTGGAACATATAGAATATTTCAAAAACCAAAAGGTTTGTTTAAATTATTTCAAAAATTTGAACCAACAGATGAAGCATATGCCAATGCTATAAATTTATTTAGAAGATATTTATCAAAAACAGATAAAACTAGAACTAAACCTTTTAATGCCGAAAGCAGTGATTACTATGAAAGAGCAAAATTTTTAGTAGATGATATTATAAATCAAGTACAAGTTAAAAAGAAGCCAGCTGGTTTACCAGATGTAAAATATACAGATGGTACATCTATGGCTAAAACTAAAAAGTTTGATGGAGCAACAGGTAAGGGCAGTAAAGTTTTTAGACAATTGTTTGGTGAAATAGAGGATCCAAGATACTCTATATTTAATGCGATGACTAATTTATCTGCTGTTGCTAGAACCGCTACATACTTAGAAGATATTGCAACACAAAATAGATTAATTCAAAATGAAGGAAAAAGGGGATTTTTTTGGGACAGTGAAGATCTTGCAAAACAAGCTGTTAACTCACCACAAACAGGTATTGAAATTGTCCCAGTAGACTCGGTAATTCAAAAATTACCGGGAGGTAATAGTATTGTAAACCCTTTGTCAGGTAAATATACGACAAAAGAAATAGCTGACGGTATTAAAAATGTTAATGACATAGGTGCTGGTTTAACATCTGTTATTAGAGGTCGTGAGGGTGCAAACCCCGCAGAAAAAGCAGCTACATGGTTTTATAGAAATTTATTATTATTTCCAAAAGGTATATCGCAGGTCGCTAAAACAGTCTTATCTATACCAACACACCTACGTAACTTCTTTAGTGCCGGTGCGTTTGCAGGTGCAAATGGTATATTGTTTGAGGGTTTAACTCAACCAAATTTATTAAAAAACGCATTTGCTCAAGGAATAGATTTATCAGGGTTATTAAAACTTGGACCAGGTAGTGCAAAAGCACAAGAAGCGTATAGAGAATTATTAGAGTTAGGTGTTGTAAATACTCAAGTACAGATAGGGGATTTAATAAATCTTTTAAAAGATGTTACAGCTAATCCTGGAGTGGTTAATACGGATGCAATATTAAAACCTTTTATGACTAAATTAAAAAAATTAGGTCAATTTTTTCAAGGTAAATATGTTGCTGAAGATGATACATGGAAAATTACAAACTATGTTGTTGAATTAGATAGATTAAAAAAATCAGCTATTACACAAGGAGCAGAATTAACTGATGAAGTTGTTAAAGGATTAAAACAAGAAGCAGCTAGAATAGTTAAAAACACGGTGCCAAATTATGCGTATGTTGGATCAGCTGTTAAAACTGCAAGAATACTACCGATTGGTAATTTCATGTCATTCCCTGCAGAAATGATTAGAACTACAACTAATATTGCAGAACAAGGTTTGAAAGAAATGAAACATATACCTGCTGCAGGTGAAGTGATTAGAGGTAGTAGTGTAACTCCATACATTTTTATAGAAGGAAAAGGTCTCGTTAAAAATAACGCTATTACAAATGGAACTTATGGCACAGGATTTAAAAGAATATCAGGTATGGCTACAACTTTAGTTGTAGTACCAGAAACTGTAGTCGAGGGTGCTAAGTTTTTATATGATGTAACAGAAGATGAGATACAGGCCTTACGTCAGTTTGTGCCGGAGTGGTCAAAAAATTCTACATTAGTTCCTATACGTGGTGAAGATGGTGAATTAAGATACATAGATTTTAGTCACAGTAATGCATACGATGTAATAGCTAGACCATATAGAACTTTAGTTAATAATATTATTGCAGGTGAACAAGACGATAGAACTTTACTAGATAGTTTTGTTAGTGGTGTAAATGAAGCTGGTGCTCAAATAATGAATCCATTCATATCTGAATCTATTTGGACAGAGGCTGTAACAGATTTAACAATAAGAGGTGGTAGAACAGCTGAAGGCAGACAATTGTACACGGACCAAACACCTGCCGGCGATAAGGCTGCAATTAAATTTTTACATTTAGGAATTGCACTTGCACCATCATATAGACAGTTTCAAAGATTGGGACAAGCTGCTTTTGGTGTGCCTACTAAACGTGGAGATGAATTAAATATAGGACCAGAGTTAGCAGGATTTATGGGGTTCAGGCCAATTAAAGTTGACCCACTACAATCAATGGGTTTTAAAATAGCTGAATTTCAACAAGGTATTAGAAATGCTAGAAGAGAATTTACAGGTGGATACTTTGGATTATTAAGAGGTGGTCGAATTAAACCAAACGATGTTATTGAAAGATATTTTGCCTCTAATAAAGCAAGATTTGAAGTGCAAAAAGAAATGTTTAAAAATATTTCTGCAGCAGGAATTCTTGGTGTGGAGACAAGTAAATTAAGAAAAGAATTTAAAGACAGACAAATAAGCACAAAGACATTTAATGATTTGGGTAATGCTAAATTTGAACCATACTTTCCATCAGAGGATATAAGAAAAAGATTTGCTGAAATAGCTAACAATCTTGGTGAACCAAATATTTATTTAGAGGTTGCACCAACATTAAGAGCAATGAGATCTTTATTTAGGCAATTACCTTTAGACGGAGCTTTTGATGTTCAGATAGAAGACTTTTTATTTGAACCTATAAACACACCTTTAATACCACAAACTGGTCAACCAATAGTAAACAACCAGACTAATGTAGGTCAGACAAATCAATTGACACGTACAGAGAATGCTTTACTATCTGATCCTTTGGATAGAGAGATTGCTAGGAGAACTTAATGAAAAAATCGGCGTTACAAAAAATACAAGATCACGAAAAACTTTGCAGAATAATGCAAAAGCAAACGTTTGATCAAATAAAAGAAGTTAAAGAACGTATTGCA